TTCGATTTCGTTGAAATAACTTCCGTCTATTAGCAGCGCACGCTTCTTATCGGTCTTATCAGGACCTATGATCTGAACTGCGGTTTGACCGCCATAAATCCCACTTTTTTCAAAGCTTCTGCTTGAGAACCAAGAATTAAGTATTTGAACGAAGTAGCGGCCTTTCATAAGAAGCATACCACGGCTTCTTTCTTGCATGGTGTTGTCTAAAATGCAATCATGTAGTACGGCCTCGCCCCAGAAATTTTCTGAAGGTCCGAACTGACCATTAGGTTGTTTTTCACCGTTTGGTTGGTGGAAGCTGTAAGCATAAGCTCCACGGTGATCGGGTCGAAGTGCTGTATTTCTTGCTGCACACTTGTACAAATAGGTCATAGGCATTCTACCCCAATTGTCTGGATGCGTTTCAGTTTCTCTTGCTGTGAACTGCCAAGCTTGACCACCTACATTTTGAACTGTGCAATCCTTGAAGAGTACTAATTCATTTTGAAGTACGCTATCGGCTAAGTTCCAATACCAACCGTGTTCTACTTCGATGTTTGCCATGTGACAATTTTCAATGTAGGCGGAACCTACTCCGTGAGATCTTGAACCCCACTTTTTACCGCTAAGAACGTAAATGTTTTTTAGAACTGCGTTTGTAGTAACTTCCCATTTATCTGGGTACTCATTATAAGGCGTACCACAAGAAATGCCCGTATGTTCTACTTCGGGAACTATAAGATCGTGTAGCACCGATCCTGTTCCGAAGTCTATCATTTTGTCTGTTATTATCTCCATGCAATCTCCTTTTGTTTAGTATATAACGTAGAGTATGATGATGCTTTATTACACCATTGAAAAGATCAAAAAAAAATAAAGGGTTTACAAACAAAGATCCCAAATATATAAAAAAGCTCAGAGACGAGCAAAAGAAACTTTTTAATTTTTTTAGAAAGGAATCTAAGAATAAATTAGGTAAGGATTTTAAGAGATGGAACCAATAGATGATTTAAAATACTCAAAGAGACTCAGAAAGCCCAAGGGGGACATTACTTTATTCAGTAAAGGCGTTGATTTTATCAAAGTTCCTGATCCTCCTAAAAACTCCTCAATAGATACTGGCTCTGAGATGTTAGTAGTTCAAGGTTCTACATTTTTGTTACGAGATTCTATGAAAAAAAGCATAAGAAAACACGATCAAGACCCTGCTTATGCGATAAAACAGTACATGGACTTGTTCGGACTTAAGTATGATCTCAATTTCATACAAAAAATATACGAAGAGTCTGGAATTATTATAAAAAATATCAAAAATTCATTCAATCGGCCTCGCCCGAAACAGCTTTGTCCGTATTTTCAGATATTTTTTGACACTTTACCAAGCAAAACGAACAAAACTCCATCATATCCAAGCGGACATACGACTCAAGCGTTCTTAATAGCTCACATTTACGCTCAAAAGTACCCCGAACACGGAAAAAACTTATTCAAAGCCGCTGAAGAGTGTGGAAGTGGAAGAGTTATGGCTGGATTTCACTTCCCTTCTGACCATAAAGCAGGTATTTACTTGGCTAAACGCCTTTTTTATTACATGAAAAAGAATAACGATATGAAATATTGTCGTATATTTGACCTATAACAAAAAAAGGAGGTAAATTATGCTAATTTCAAGATTTATGATTCCAAGAACCGCGCATTGTAGTAACGGGTGCTGACTAAACCCTATCGTCGTGCAGAGCCAAGCTCCAAGAAACTGCGAAAAGCAGCCAACATGACGATAGGGACACAAATCCATCAAAAAAGAAGAAGCCTGTTACACTTTTCCAAGTTAAACTTAGAAAAATTCCAACCCAAAAACCTAAACACATGGGGCATTTGAATAATTCGCCTAATTTTTGGTGAATTTCAAATGCCCCTTCTCGTAACCACTGAAAAATCTTGCCATGTGTTACGGAGAAAGTAATTCCAAAGCTTACAAGTATCCAGATTAGAAAATCTAACATGTTAATGGTAGTTTTGTGTTGTTGATGAAGGCTTCTCTATTCTTGTGCCAAGAATCTCTGCCTGCTAGTTCGCCACTTGATTGGTGAATTATCTTAAATCCTAGTGCGTAGTTATTGTAACCTAGTAAATGTGATTTAGTAGTGTAATGTATGTCATAAAAATCCCAATTACCTTCAAAATATTCTGGTTTTTCTAGTCCTATGGCGTCCCAAACCTCTTTTCTAGCTGCTAAGAACAAACCATCAAGTGCTACAACTTTTCCAGAAGGTCCATACTCCGTAGGATTTAGTTTTCCATCTTCAGTCACATGATATACTAAACCTTTATGTTTACCCTTAGCCCAATTAGCGTGATTCCACCAAACTGCGTCTTGTCCTAAATAGGTTGTTCCTGCTGGTCCAATGATTCCTACATTATTGTGTTGACATTTTAGTAATTTTGTTAAGAACACCTCTTTCTCATCAAAAATTAAAACATCGTCGTGACAAAATATTACTATGTCTTCTGGGTTAGCATCACAAGATTTTAACCCTTTATCATAAGCTTCAAATATTGATTTTTGATTTACTAGTAATTTTGTATGGATAGAAAAACTAGATAAGGTATCTAATAATTTTTTTGTTACGTTATTTAGATCCTTAGATCTAGTGCATATTATACAGAATATTTTCATAGCCTATAATAGTATAAGGTATTTTATATGGAAAACTCAGAACTTATAAAAGAATTTAATTCTTGTAGAGAAGACCCTAACTATTTCATCTCTAAGTACGTTAAGGTTACTCATCCTGTTCGAGGCTTAGTTCCTTTTAAATTATATCCTTTTCAAGAAGAAATTTTAAATAGTTTACAAGAAAATAGATTTAATATTTTAAGAAAATTTAGGCAGGCGGGGTGTACCACCATTGCGGCAGCGTACTCCTTGTGGATGATCATCTTTCAAAAACACAAACAAGTTGTTATTTTATCTAAGGGTGACGCAGAATCAACAGAAGTTCTAGATAGAATTAAAATTATGTATCACGAACTTCCTGAATTTTTAAAACCTAAAATAGCAGAAGATAATAAACACACTCTTAAGTTAGCCACAGGTTCTACAATTAAATCTAGACCATCAGGAAAACAATCAGGTAGATCGCTTGCGGGTTCTCTTTTGATTATAGATGAGGCAGCCTTCATTGAGAACATCGAAACCATTTGGGCAGCAGTTTATCCAATTATTTCAACAGGTGGTAGAGCTTTTGTATTATCAACGGTCAACGGTATAGGTAACTGGTATTATGACGTTTATAATAAAGCAATAAAAGGGGAGAATTCTTTTCACGCTATTGATATCAACTGGCAATCCCACCCAGAATACAAAAGGCATGAAGGGTTTGAGGCTTTATATGAAGAACTTCAAAAAAAGGGCTTAAGTGTTGATAATTGGGAAAAAACTACAAAAGCCAATATGCCTTTAAAACAGTGGTTGCAAGAGTATGAATGTGAATTCTTAGGAACTGGTGAGACTTACTTAGAAGGGTCTATTCTAAAAAGATTAGTTGAACAACAAAACTCATCTTATTGGATAAAGTATAACAATAAGATGCGCGTTTGGAAAGAACCTTCTCCAGAGCACGATTACGTTATAGGAGTAGATGTAAGCTTAGGTAGGGATAGAGATTATTCAGCTTTTCATATCTTTAATGCCTACTCTGGTGAGCAAGTTGCTGAATTTTATTCAAATAAGACTCCAATAAATGCTTTTGCTCAAATTTTAACCAACGAAGCTAATCTATATAATAATGCATCTGTAATTATTGAAAGAAATACCATAGGTAATAATTTAATAGATTGGATGTTTAATGTTTTTGAGTACGACAATCTTTGGATTGATGAAAAAAACGATTTTGGAATACAGATTACTACTAGAAATAGAGAAGAACTTCTAGCTAGAATGGAGGAATATATTAGGAATGATTTTGTAAAAATAAACTCAAAAAGAACAGTAGATGAGCTTTTAACCTTCATCATTGATGATAATGGAAAAATTACAGCAGATGAGGGCAAAAATGATGATCTAATTATGAGTTTAGCTATTACAATATTCTTACTACATACACTAGACGGTAGTGGTCCTTTAGAGATTCGTGGAGAAGAGACTGAGAGACGACCCCCAGAACCTTTAAGATTTAATCTTAAAGATGAATTTAATAGAGAATTAGAAGAAGATATAAGATGGCTGATGAACAAATAACAAAATCTGAGAATCAAAAAATTGATGAGTATTCTATGGGTAATACAAAATTCAATCAATCTCCTGGGAGTCCTACAGGCCCTTTCTTCATTCCTTCTGGTAGATTAGGTCAGTTTTTAGCTAAATTTTTTGCTACAAAAGCGGCACCTTATGTCGCACAGCAAACGGATGTTGGTCCGACCCCTCAAGCTAATTTAGCTGGAGATACTGTAAAAAACACAGAGGTTGTGGTCCCTGACCAAATGCCAATAGGCTCAGTCAATAGAACCTCTCTACAACTTCCAGAAATAGAAAAAAGTAGAAAAGACCGATATCAACGATTTGAGGAGATGGATGATTATCCTGAAATTGGAACAGCTTTTGATATTTATGCGGACGATTGTACTCAAAAAAATCTGAGAAACGAGCGTTGGACAGTACTTAGCGAAAGCCAGTTAGTAGTTGATGAAGTAAAAAAATTATTTAGAAGGGTTGGCTTAGATAGAGATTATTGGGATATTGTAAGAAATACCTGTAAGTATGGTGATTGTTTTATAGAAACAGTTATAGATATTAATAATCCTAAAAAAGGTATTCAGAGAATTAAAACACTAAATCCTAATTTTATAATTAGAGTAGAAAACGAATACGGTTACTTGACCGATTTCTTACAAGAGATTCCAGAGAACAATGAATGGACTTCTTTTGGTAGTGCAGCAGGTAACATGCAAGGATCTAAGTATATCACACTAGATAGAAATCAGATTATTCACTTTAGATTAAGAACATCTGACCCAGCTTTCTATCCTTATGGAAAATCAATAGCGTCTACTGCTGTAAGAATTTTTAGATCTTTGAAGTTGATGGAAGACGCTATGCTTATTTATAGACTCTCTAGAGCCCCAGAAAGAAGAATATTCTATATTGATGTCGCTAACATGCCTGCCACAAAAGCAGAGATTTTTATAGAGAAGGTCAAAGATAAGTTTAAAAAAGAAAAATACTATGATGCGAATAGTGGCACTATAGATTCTAGATACAATCCTTTAAGTGCTGATGAAGACTTTTATGTTCCTACAAGAGGTAATCAAGGAACTAAAATTGATACTTTACCAGGAGCACAAAACTTAGGAGAAGTTGACGATGTTCGTTACTTTAGAGATAAGCTCTTAGCTTCTCTAAAAATCCCTAAGGATTATGTTGTAGAAAAGGATAAATCACCAGAAAGAAAAGCAAACCTGTCTCAATTAGATGCTAAATTTGCTAGAGTCATTGGAAGAGTGCAACAGCAAATAGAGGTTGGGTTAGAACAATTGGCTAGAAGACATCTAGTATTATTAGGTTTTCCTCAAAATTTAGTAAACCAAGTAAGAATTCAATTACCAGACCCTAGTGATACTTTCACCAAGAGGAAGATGGAAATTGATGAACAAAAAGCCAGAGTTGTTCAGGCTGTTGTTGGGACTGGACTGTTTCCTAAAAAGACCATTTATAAAGAATTCTACGATATGAATGATCAACAAATCGAACAAATCTTAAAAGAGTTGCAAGAAGAACAGGAAATGGAAGCTGCAAACCAACAAGCGACTATGCAAACTCAACAAGATATGGAGCAACAATCAAAAGATAAAGACCAAGCTAGAAGTGAAGTTGCGAAAGATAATGATCTAGCTAGAGGTGAGGTTGCTAAAGATGCTGACTCTGAAAGGCAGCTTGAGGTTGAGAAAAAGAAACCAAAAAAAGAAAATTTAGACCCAAGGTTATTAAAAACTTTGGATAGGTTGTTGGAAAAAACCACAAACGAACAATCTAAAGATTCTAAAAAAGTAGAAATACTTAACAGATTAATATCTAGAAATATAAAAAATACCTAAAATTAAGGTTATTTGTTTGCACTATATAACATAGCTTATTAAAAGGAGACTTTAATGTTTAATCATTTGTTTGAAAATAGAAACTCTACCGTAACTAATCTAATCAAGTTAGGAGATTGCTTAGGTAGATCTTTAAGAGAGAATATTGAATTATTTTCTATAGATAGCGAAAATCAAAAAGTAGCTTATTTAACTGAAAGCGGTAAAGTTATATCTGGATATTATGATATCTCAGACGATCTAAAGTTAGAAGATATTGATATTCAAGATTCAGATATTTTTTCAGAGAACGCTTCATTTGATACTTATGTAAATGAAAAAGTTTCAGACTTTGTTGGAAGTTTGTACAGAGATAGCTACTCTCAGGCAGAAGATAGTTTTTCAAACATTTTGTCCTTATGGGAAAACAGACTAAAGTTCGACTCGGTTAGAAAAAAATTAAACGAAAAAGCAACACTTTTTTCAGAAGATAAAAACATTATAAATACTGAAGAAGTTCAAAGATTCTTAGAGATGATGCCTCAATTCCTAAGTTTCTTAGAGGAGAACAGAGAGCAGATTTCTGAAATTAAAGAAATAGAAAACGCAATAAAGCTATCAAATTCAGTATCAACTGCATTTAATTTTCCAAAAATAACCTTTGATTCTTTACAGGAAAGTAGCTCTTACAAAGTTTCTCGGGGTGTTAATAAATCAATATACGAGATGATTTGTAAGCAGGAGTTGGTAAGAAAAGAACTATTAGAATCAAAAAATAATTTTGAAGATGTGTGGGCAACAAACTCAAAAATAAGAGCTTTAGCTCAATTAATTTTTGAAGATTCAGAAGATGTGGTTTTACGAAGTCTAGTAGAAGCTGTCGTAGAGGTTCCTTACTTAGCTTTAACCAGTAAAAAACAACTTTCAGAGAGCATCTCAAACGCTTTTAGCTTAACTGATCATAGCACTATTACAGAAAAAGAGATAGCTGGCTATGCTTCAAGACTTTTTGAGATGAAGAAGCCTGTTAAGAACATTATACTTAATATTTTAAATGAAAAGTATGGTATAAATATTCAAACTTTAAAAGATGTTGATTCCTTTTCTAGTTTAGCTAATACTCAGGTAGTCATTTTTGAATCTTTATCTAGACTTGCTCCAAAAGGTAGTGCTTTGAAAGCTACCTTGTCTGAGGTAAGTAAACTACTAAACAATAAAAACGGTGTAGAAGTTATTGATATAAACGATATTCTACAAGAATCTTTTGAAAGCTGCGGTTATACTCAATTCTGTGAAAAATTTAATCTAGTAGAAAATTTATCTTTTGAAGAAATATTTTCAGAAGAAATGTCCGCAGAGCAGCTTTTAGAGAAGGCTAAAGCTAAGAGAAAATCTTATGTTGAAAAGTCTGAAAAGTCTTCAGAGAATGAAGTAGAGGATGAGGATGATACTATGCAGAAAGCTGATGAAGCGTCTGCTGATTTTTCAAAACCTGCTTCTTTTAGTCCAGACGGCGGCGATGGCGAAGAAGAAGAGGAAAAATCAACTAAAGAGGAGCTATCCGATAAACAAAAAGAATTAGATGTCGATAAGGATGGTGAGATTGAAGGAGAGGATTTAGCAAAACTTAGGAAAAAGAAAGTTAAAGAAGAAGCCGAAGAAGCTACTCCCGCTGATACCTCAGAAAAAGAAACTTCAACTGATCAAGAGTCTTTTTCGAGTGAAGATCTTATGAAGGCTTTAAGTGATTTAGATGGGTTATTAAAAGATTTTCAATACAGTGAAGACGAATCTGAGGAATAATAAGTGGTAGATCAAATTCCGTTAATCCTATCTTCTATAGATGGTGCTCCTAGGATTGTAGAATTACCAGCAGGAGAAAGTATCGCTGGCACTACAGGTCCTACAGGAGCAACAGGACCTACAGGACCTGAAGGGCCTAGGGGTGTTACTGGCGTTACTGGCCCTATAGGTCCAATTGGTCCTACAGGTATAACCGGGGCTACTGGTTTGACTGGACCTACAGGTGAGATAGGACCTACAGGATCTACTGGACCAACAGGGGCAACAGGTGAAAGAGGGGAAACAGGATCTACTGGACCTATAGGTCCGATAGGGCCTACAGGATCTACGGGTTTAACAGGGCCTCAAGGTCCTACAGGTGAGACAGGGGCTACAGGGGCTACAGGGGCTACAGGTGAAAGAGGTGAAACAGGACCAACAGGACCCACTGGAGCTACAGGTTTAACAGGCGTAACAGGCCCTACTGGTGCTACAGGTGAAAGAGGCGAAACAGGACCAACAGGGTCTACAGGACCAACAGGGTCTACAGGACCAGTGGGGGCTACAGGATCTACAGGTTTAACAGGCCCTACTGGTGCTACAGGTGAAAGAGGACCAACAGGGTCTACAGGACCAGTGGGGGCCACAGGATCTACAGGTTTAACAGGCCCTACTGGTGCTACAGGTGAAAGAGGTGAAACAGGACCAACAGGGTCTACAGGACCAGTGGGGGCTACAGGATCTACAGGTTTAACAGGCCCTACTGGTGCTACAGGTAATACAGGGAATACAGGCAATACAGGTAATACAGGGAATACAGGCAATACAGGGAATACAGGCAATACAGGTAATACAGGCAATACAGGTCCTATAGGTGCTACAGGTCCTATAGGACCTACAGGTGCTACGGGTCCTACAGGTAATACAGGCAACACAGGTCCTATAGGTGCTACAGGTCCTATAGGACCTACAGGTGCTACGGGTCCTACGGGTCCTACGGGTCCTGCTGGAAATACAGGTGAGACAGGAGCTACAGGACCTACTGGAGCTACAGGGGCTACAGGAGAAAGAGGCGAAACAGGGCCTACAGGGTATACAGGACCCACAGGAGCAACAGGAGAAGCAGGAGATGTAGGACCTATAGGACCTATAGGACCTACTGGAGCTACAGGTCCTACTGGAGCTACAGGGGCTACAGGAGAAAGAGGCGAAACAGGGCCTACGGGCTTTACTGGTGCTACAGGCCCCTCTTCAGAGTTTGAATCCTCTGTTCCTCAAGGTTGGGCAAATGCGGGGGGAGCTGTTAACTCTGCTGGAAAATACTCTTTAACAGGATCCTTGACTGCTGGACATATACTAATGTATGCTCCAGACGCCATTGGAGGGGCTGGTGGTTTTATTCCAGTACAAGGATTTATTGGAAGAGGATACACTTTAGATGGTGGATTTACGGGAGTTGTAGTTCCCGTAGCGGGAGATGCTTACGGTAGTGATGGAACTAATTTAGGAGTTCCTACAGAAGTTTCTTTTGATAATTACTCAGTTAAAGCAACTGGAGCCTCTGGAAACATAGAAGCTACTAGACTAAGAATCAATGGTGTTGAAACTGAAATTAGTGAGACTCCTATTACAATATTTGGAGGAAGTTTAGGTGCTGGTGCTACAGCTCCTACAAGTTGGGCAAATTTAGGCTGCACATTTAGACAAATGAATGTTGTTGGAGCCGCTACAGTAAGTGGTTGTCCAGTACCTACACCTATAGGATTCGTCTTAGTCACTACTGATGGATTAAGTAGAACTACTGAAGTGAACATAGGGGCTTTAACAACTAACACTACAAACTTAAGTAATTCTGATCATATTAATTGGGATTCTACAGCAAATGAATTTTTAGTATCAGCTACGGGGACTTATTTGGTTCAAGCTTCTTTTGCTTTATCAGCGTCTGCAAGTACTACTGTAACTTTTAAAATAAAAAAAGGCGGAGTAGCTCAAGTTATTTTTGCTTCACATGCTGTTAATTCAGCAGAAGATCCTGAAGATCATTTTATGCAAGCAGTTGTTTCTGCGTCGGCTGGGGATAGTATTAGTGCTACTTACGATTCAGATAGTGCTAATGCTGTACAAATTAGAGCTGGTTCAAGCTTATTCGTTCAAAGACTTTATTAAATTATGCAACCAGAAAAAAAATTAACATTAGGTAAAGAAACTCTCATGCCAATTAGTATGGTTATAGCAGTCTGTGGGGGAGTTGTTTGGATTAGCACTCAACTCAATAATATAAATTATAAGTTGGATATGCTAGAAAATAAACTTGAAGATCAGTGGACTACAAGAGATATGGAAAATTGGGGGCTTAGACTTAAAATGGAAAACCCTGATATTGTAATACCTGATCTTGATTTTTAATCTATT